CCGTGACCGCCGCAGCCGAACAGCCGGGCGAAGCGACCACCCCGCAAAACCCGATGGCGGAATCGATCCGGGGATATCGCCAGTTCGACGCCGGGACGGCCAACTACATCAACGCCGTGAAGGAAACCGGCGATGTGGTCGCGCAGATGCTTCAGGATGCCCGCGACCTCGGCGCCGACCCGCGCGCGTTGGCGCTCGCCCAGACGAAGTTCCAAGAGGCCGCGATGTGGCTGATCCGCTCAGTCGCCAAGCCCGAGGGATTGTTCTAATCCGGCCGCAATTTATAACCGGAACCATAACCGCGAAGCCCCGGCACGTCCGGGGCTTTTTGTTCCATGTGAAACGCTCGCGATGCGATCAAGATCGGCCCCAGCCCCCAACGCTCGCCAGTCGGCCCGGATCGCCAAGATCAAGGCCATAGGCTGCATCGCGTGCCTGCGGAACATCCGCAACCCGCGCCACCGCCTGCGCGCCGCGCCGTCCTACCCGACCGCCCATCACCTGAACGAAGGCGATCACCACGGCGGCCGACGCCTCGGCCACGACGAAACCGTGTGCCTGTGTGCTTGGCACCATCAGGGCTACGCCCCCGACGGCTACACCGCCGACACCTCGACGCTTCACTTCGGCCCGTCGTGGGCTGTGACGCCGAACGCATTCCGCGAGTTCTACGGCGACGGCGATGCGCTGCTCGCCGCTCAGAATGCGATACTGCGGGCGTTTGAACTTTCACAATGCTGAATGCCTTAGCGATCGCACAAGGATCGCACAAGGATCGCAGGGGGACAGATGACCGACGGCACCGACAGCGACGCAGTGGGCGGCGAACTTGTCCCGCACGACGAGCCGCGCCGCTACTACCAACGCGGCGGGGTCGAGTTCGAGCCGTCGGAGCGCGATCGGAAGGTCGTCGAAGAGTTGGCCGCGCTGGGCTACTCGCGGGAGCAAATCTGCCTGTTCATCCTGAACCCCGGCACGGGCAAGCCGATCGACCCGGCGACGCTGGCGAAGCATTTCGATCAGGAACTCGAAATGGGGCTGCTGAAGGCGAACGCGATCATCGGCGGCGTTCTGTTCCGCAAGGCGGCCAAGGGCGATCAGCGTGCGATCGAGTATTGGCTCGACCGGCGCGGCGGCCCGACGTGGAAGCAATCGAAGACGGAGCCGCCGCCGGCGGACGAAGAGGGCGTGCCCGACGAGCTCGTCGAGCGCGCGCGCGCCAAGCTGGAAAAGATGCTGGCCAAGCGGAAAGAGGCCGAGGCCGGGGAAGTGGTTCAGCCCGCGCCGGCGTTTGAGCCCGCGCCGGTGGCCGCGGCGCCCGAAGGCGATCCCCCGGCGTGAACCTGAACAGCCTATCCCGGCGGGAGCTTGTCGCGCTGGCCTTCGACTGGCGGGGCACTTTCGCCCGGCCCGATCAGGTCATCCCCGACGCGCTGCTGAAGGGCGACAAGGACGGCTGGTTCGCCTGCGCGGGTCGCGGCTGGGGGAAGACCCGCGTCGGCGCCGAAGCGGTGCGGGAGTGCGTCGAGCGGCACGGCTATCGGCGCGTCGGCCTGATCGCCCCCACGGCCGCGGACGCGCGCGATGTCATGGTCGAGGGCGAATCCGGGCTGCTGGCCGTCTCGCCGCCGTGGATGATGCCCGTCTACGAGCCTTCGAAGCGCCGCCTCACGTGGCCGAATGGTGCCGTCGGCACCCTGTTTTCGGCCGACGAGCCGGAACGCCTGCGCGGCCCGCAATACGACGTGATATGGGCCGACGAGTTCGCCGCGTGGCGCTACGCAATGGAAGCATGGGACAACGCGACGTTCGGGCTTCGCCTTGGGAACAAACCGCTGAAGTTCGTCACCTCGACGCCCAAGCCGACGCCGATGGTTCGAGCGCTCGTCGCCGACCCCGATTTCGTCCTAACGCGCGGCTCGACCTTCGACAACGCCGCGAATCTGGCGGCTTCAGCGCTGCGAACGTTCCGGCGGAAATACGAAGGCACCCGCGTTGGCCTGCAGGAACTCTACGCGAACATCCTCGACGACAACCCGAACGCGCTATTTCAGCGCGCCACGATCGAGCGCGACCGCGTGGGGCGCGAGTCGATCCTCGGCCTGTCGTTCAATCGCATCGTCGTCGGCGTCGATCCTGCCGTTTCCTCGAACGCTTCGTCGAATGAGACGGGTATCGTCGTCGTCGCCCGCTGCGGGGATCACTTTTACGTCTTCGGCGATCACTCGCTGTCGGCAAAGCCCCACGAATGGGCCGCCGCGGTGCGCGACGCCTTCCGCCTGCACATGGCCGATCGCGTGGTCGCCGAGGTCAATCAAGGCGGTGATCTCGTCGAAATGGCCGTCCGCACCGCCGACCCGAACATTCCATACACCGCCGTCCGGGCGACCCGCGGGAAGGCAATCCGCGCCGAGCCCGTGGCCGCCCTGTACGAACAGGGCCGGGTTCACCACGTCGGCTTTTTCGCCAGCCTCGAAACGCAGATGACCGACTTCGACCCCACCGTCGATCGCGACCCGGAGCGGTCCCCCGACCGGATGGATGCGCTCGTCTGGGCGATCACCGCCCTTATGGAACCCGACGGAACGGGTCTGCTAGACTTCTATGCGGCTGAAGCTGCGAAGCTCGCGGCGGCCAACGGGGGCAATGCGCAATGAAAGACCGGGCAGCGGGAGCGGCGAGCGTGTTCGACCTGTCGGCGATTTCCGCGCGCGTCGCGGGCGCATTGGAATCGATGCAGGGATGGTTCGGACCCGGCCAGCCGATGCAGCCTATGGCGCCGGTCGCCGAAGCGGGGCGCGCGTTCGATTACCCCGTCGGCGTCAACATGACGAACACGCCGCGCGCGAACGAACCGATTAGCTTCGCACAACTGCGCGCGCTGGCCGATCATCACGAACTGACACGGCTCGCGATCGAGACGCGCAAAGATCAGCTTTGCAAGTTCGGGTTCGCTGTCGTGTTCAAAGAAGACGGCAAGAAACCCGACGACACCTGTCGCGAGATCGAGACGTTTTTACAGTCGCCAGACCGCGAGCACGATTGGGACCAATGGCTTCGGATGCTGGTCGAGGAAATGCTCGTCATCGATGCCGCGTCCATCTATTCGCGCATGACCAACGGCGGGAAACTCTACGCGCTCGAACTGATCGACGGCGCGACGATCAAGCGCGTTGTCGATTCAACAGGACGGACACCGATCCCGCCCTTGCCCGCCTATCAGCAGATTTTGAAAGGCGTCCCGGCGACGAATTACACCGTCGAGGAATTGCTCTACCGCCCGCGCAATCCACGCGCGCACAAGTTCTACGGGTTCAGCCCCGTGGAACAAATCGTCATGATCATAAACATCGGCATCCGGCGATCCCTTGGGATGCTCGACTATTTCACGGCCGGCACGATTCCCGACGCGCTTTGCGGCGTGCCGGAAGGCTGGACGGTCGATCAGATCAAAGCGTTCCAGACCTATTGGGACGCGCTGCTAACCGGCGACCCGACGAACAAACGCCGCATGCGCTTCGTTCCCGGTGACATGGCGAAGGGATACAAGGAAACGAAACAGCCGCCGGAAAAGTCCGTGTTCGACGAATGGATCGCGCGCGTCGTCATGTATGCGTTCTCGCTTGAGGCGACGCCGTTCGTCGCGCAAGTGAATCGCGCCGTCGCCGAAACCAATCGCGACCAAGCATTGACCGAAGGGCTCGCGCCGCTTCAGAAATGGGTCGCCGGCATCATCGAAACGATGATCCGCCGCCATTGGAAGCGCGACGATCTTCGGTTCAAGTGGATCACCGACGAATCGGTCGATCCGAAGACTCAGGCCGACATCGATGTCGCTTACGTGAACGCGGGCATTTTGTTGAAAGACGAAGTGCGTCAACGCATGGGCCGCGATCCGTTGCCAGAAGAGCCCCCGCCGATCGCCGGCGAGATCGATCCCGAAACCGGACTGCCGATCGAGCCGGAAGTCGGGCCGGACGGGAAGCCGATCCCGCCGAAGCCCGGTGTCGCAACGAAACCAACACCGGCACTACCGGCGCCAAGTGACGACGAAACGAAAGCGACGAAAGAAAAAGCCGCGCCGCCTTTTATCCTGAACGTCACGCTCCCGCCGATCGAGCTACGCCAGCCCGATCTATTCGTCGAAGTCGGGCCGACCACCGTTCACGCGAATATCGACGCTTCACCCGGCGGCAAGGCGACACAGAAAACCGTGGTCGCGAAGCGCGACCCGATCACCGGAAGCATGTCCGGCACGATCACCGAAACCATCGCGGGCCGCGAAAGTTTCGCAGTCACAAAGACCATCACCGCCGAAAGAAAAGACGACGGCACCATGTCCGCCGTTATCACCGAAACGCCAACCGCCGAGGAATAAGCAATGGCCGGCAAATCCGACACGTTCGAAACCGATCTCCTGAATCTGCTATTCAAAAACACCGCGCTCGCCGGTATCGGCGATGCGTCGGGGCTTCAGCCGTCCGCGGCTGCGGGGAGCCTGTACCTGTCATTGCACACGGCCGACCCCGGCGATGCAGCGACGCAAGCGACGAGCGAGGTCGCCTACACCGGCTACGCGCGGAAAGCCGTCGCGCGCGGTGCCGGGTTCAACGTCGCCGGCAACGTCGCATCAACTGCGGCCGATAACGATTTCGGCGAATGCACCGCATCGCCCGGATCGCCGGCGACCTATTACGGCATCGGCACGGCGTCGAGCGGTGCCGGGAAACTGCTCTATTCCGGGCAACTCATGGACCCCACGTTCACCACGCCGCAGCCGATCGCGATCGCGATCGGCACGATCCCGCGCCTGAAGGCCGGGACGCGCGTCACCGAGGACTGATTCGATGCTTCTACTCACTTCGACGAGCGACAAAATCCAAGTGGTGACGGGCTCGGCTTCGTCCGTCGAAGTCCATGCGTCATTCGTGGATAACGCAAGCGGAACGATCACGCCGGGGCGGACGAACACGGCGGCGATCACCACCGCAACGACGACGGATGTTGTCGGGGCGCCGGGGGCTGGTGTTCAGCGAAACGTCCGCGGTATTTGCATCACGAACACGCACGCATCCGCTTCGACTCAGGTTACGGTTCTGCACACCGACGGAACGGTCGCGAGTGACATCATGGGGGTGACGCTGCTACCGGGCGAGAATCTGACCTACTCTGAGGCCGGCGCGTGGCAGCATCACGACGCGCAAGGGGCGCCCTACGCATACTCACCGCCGCCAGATGCCAATTTAGGGCAGACGGGCACGATTGCCGAAACAATTCCGCGCCACCTATGCCAAGAAGTGAACACCACGGTCGGCGCAAGCGGAACGCTGTTCCTTCAGGCGATCTATCTCAGGGCCGGAACGCTCGTCGCTAATATCACGATATGGTCGGCGACCACGGCCGCGGCGACACCGACAAACCGTTTCTTCGCGCTTTACGATAAGAATCGAAACCTGCTCGCGCAATCGGCGAACGACGGCGCTAATGCTTGGGCCGCGAACTCAGTCAAAACGCTGGCGATGACGACGCCTTACCGTGTGCCGACTTCAGGCCTTTATTACATCGGCGTGATGCAGGCTGCGACCACGATCGCAACAATCAAGGGCGGCACGTCGAAGACAGGCGGCCAACTTGCGGCAGCTACGCCGACGCTCCACGGAAACTCGTCAACGGGCTTGACGACCACGCTTCCGAACCCTGCCGCAGCGATCACCGGCGGCAC